TTTATTAGTACGCCCAACCCTAAAGAATCTAGAAAGTTAGAGTATTACGCGCCCGATGAACCAGGCTCACCTCAGTACCCACGCCCTAAAGAGCTACCTATGGGATCCGTTGGATTGCAAGTGTTTAGTAATAAAGTCAAACCAATGGACGTAGTAGCGGATTACGTTAGTCATTACGCCGTTAAAAATGATCCTAAACTCAAAGAAATTTATGATCAGTTTGAAACAAGCCTTGACCCTGAGTTACTCAAGCAGCGCTACGACTATCATAAAAAGAAGTTTGGTGAAAAGCGCTCGTTTGATCAATGGAAAAATATGACAGGCGTACCTGAGTTATTTCGTGGATATACTTTTAAACAATGGGATAACCCCGAAACAATGTTTACGCCTGCACAAATTGAATTGATGAACCAAGCCCGTGGCCATGTAGGCGTAAAGTAAATGCAATCCACCATTTACTCAGCGCAAGACGAACAAGAGTTAATGTCACGCCTGTGGAGTCCTGCGATTAAGGACAATCCACTAGCGTTTGTGATGTATTGCTACCCTTGGAGTCAAAAGGGTACGCCGCTAGAGAATTTCACAGGGCCTAGAAAATGGCAACGTGAAATCTTACTGGACATAGCCGAACATATTAAGCAGAACCAAGGCAAGCTGGACTTCGATGTACTGCGAGAAGCGGTAGCGTCTGGGCGGGGAATTGGTAAGTCGGCGCTAGTGTCATGGCTAGAGCATTGGATGTTATCAACCAGAATAGGCGCAACCGTCATCGTGTCGGCTAACTCGGAAAGCCAGCTCAGAAGTGTCACCTGGGCGGAGATTACTAAATGGCTCAGTATGTCCATCAACAGCCATTGGTTTGAGGTATCGGCAACACGGGTGATGCCAGCCAAATGGTTGACTGAGCTAGTCGAGCGGGATCTGAAAAAAGGCACACGGTATTGGGGTGTTGAAGGACGGTTATGGTCGGCGGAGAATCCTGATGCTTACGCGGGGGTTCACAACTACGACGGGGTAATGGTTATATTCGATGAGGCGTCGGGTATTGATGATTCTATCTGGGCGGTGACAAGCGGGTTCTTCACAGAGAATACGCCCAACAGGTTTTGGATGGCGTTTAGCAACCCACGGCGGAACAGCGGGTATTTCTATGAGGCGTTCCACTCCAAGCGGGAGTTTTGGAAAAATCGCAACATCGACTCACGCCAAGTCGAAGGTACAGATAAGAACGTGTATGAACAGATCATCGCTGAGTACGGCTCGGACTCGGTGCAAGCCCACGTCGAAGTGTACGGACTGTTCCCGAACGCGTCCGATGATCAGTTCATTAGCGTCAACACAGTCGAAGAAGCTATGCAACGGGAAAAATACAAGGACAATACTGCGCCCATCATCATAGGGGTTGACCCTGCACGGTTCGGCTCGGACTCAACCGTCATCGCTGTTCGGCAAGGACGGGATGTGATAGCTATTAAGCGGCACAAGGGTGACGATACGATGGAAACAGTTGGGCGGGTCATCGAGGCCATCGAGGAATATCAACCAGCGCTAGTCAACATCGACGAAGGTGGACTTGGAGCTGGTGTAGTGGATAGATTGAAAGAGCAACGCTATAAGATCAAAGGTGTTAACTTCGGGAACAAAGCAAAGAACAGTATGATGTATGGTAACAAACGGGCAGAGATGTGGGGCGATATGCGGGAATGGCTCAAGTCAGCCAGCGTGCCTACGGATCGGTACTTGAAAAGTGATCTGATCTCGCCCATGATGAAGCCTGATAGCAAGGGAAGCATTTTCTTGGAATCGAAGAAAGACATGAGATCAAGAGGACTAGCGTCACCAGACGCAGCCGACGCTATTGCATTGACTTTTGCTTTTCCTGTTGCACATCGGGAATATAAGGGTATAATCCGAAAGAATACGTACCAGAATCAAGGTGCGGTCTCTAATTCTTGGATGGGAAGTTAGATGGCGACTAAACACAGCAAACCGATACCACGCACGACCACGGGTAAGGGTAAGAACTATAACCCGACTGATAAGGGTGCGGGGATGACCGCCAAAGGGCGAGCCGAGTACAATGCAAAAAACAACAGTAATTTGAAAGCACCTGCACCGAATCCGAAAACAAAAGCAGATGCTGGTAGAAAAGCATCGTTTTGTGCGAGAATGTCAGGAGTTGTTAAAAACGCTAAAGGCGACGCTCCTCGCGCTAAAGCATCTTTAAAGAATTGGAACTGCTAATGGCGACTAAACCTGGACTATATGCTAATATTCTTGCTAAACGTGCAAGAATAGAAGCAGGATCTAAAGAAAAGATGCGCAAAGTGGGTAGTAAAGGTGCGCCAACTGCCAAGGATTTTAAAGATTCAGCTAAAACTGCTAAGAAAGGCAAATGACCATGCCATTGAAAAAATCAGCTAGCCCTAAAGCATTTCGAGAGAACGTCAAAGCCGAAATAAAGGCAGGCAAACCCGTCAAACAAGCCGTGGCTATAGCGTATGCTACGAAGCGTAGCGCAGCTAAACCAGCAGGCAAAATGAAAAAATAATGGCATACGATCAGACAAACATGAACCTTGTCGGTGAAGTAGCCGACGTCGGTAGTAATCCAACAACCAAAGAAGATCCAAAGGATAAACTATCTTTGATGCGCTCACGCTTTACAACAGCGTTGTCAGCGTATAGTGAATCTCGTGAAGATGAATTAGATGACCTTCGATTTATGGCTGGTTCTCCAGATAATCAATGGCAATGGCCTGCTGACGTATTGGCAACTAGAGGATCTGTTCAAGGACAGACCATCAACGCTAGACCTTGCCTCACTATTAACAAACTGCCTCAACACGTCAGGCAAGTTACCAACGAACAACGTCAAAATCGACCCTCTGGTAAGGTAATCCCTGCGGACGATAAAGGCGACGTTGAAGTTGCTGAAATCTTTGATGGCATGGTGCGTCATATTGAATACATCTCAGATGCAGATGTAGCATACGATACGGCTTGCGACAATCAAGTCACCTACGGTGAAGGTTATATCCGTATTTTGACCGAATATTGTAACGATGAAACTTTTGACCAAGACATTTGTATTGGGCGAGTTCGTAACGCTTTTAGCGTTTACATGGATCCAATGATTCAAGATCCATGCGGATCTGATGCTGAATACTGCTTTATTACTGAAGATATACTTAAAGAGGAGTACGAAAGAGAGTTTCCAGACGCTGCGCCAATCTCATCTATGCTAGCGCAAGGTGTAGGTGACTCCTCACTCAGCCAATGGATAAATGAAAATACAATCCGTATTGCTGAATACTTCTACTACAAACATACACCTACTAAACTCAATCTGTACCCAGGCAATATGAGTCATTTTGATGGCTCACCTGAAGATAAGCAGATGAAAATGATGGGCTTAAAGCCAATTAAGAGTCGGATGGTGGATGTTAAAAAAGTCATGTGGATGAAAACCAACGGCTTTGAAGTCTTAGAAGAAAGAGAATGGGCAGGCAAGTGGATTCCTGTCGTTCGGGTAGTTGGTAACGAATTTGAAGTTGATGGTCGGCTATATGTGTCAGGCTTAGTGCGAAACGCTAAAGATGCCCAAAGAATGTATAACTATTGGGTTAGCCAAGAAGCTGAAATGCTAGCCTTGGCACCGAAAGCACCATTTATTGGTTACGGCGGTCAGTTTGAAGGGTATGAGCAGAATTGGAAAACAGCTAATACGACCAACTGGCCATATTTAGAAGTTAATCCAGATGTAACGGACGGCGCAGGCGGTGTATTACCTTTACCGCAACGCGCTCAACCACCAATGGCATCGAGTGGGTTATTGCAAGCAAAAGCTGGCGCATCCGATGACATTAAATCTACCACAGGCCAATACGACTCGAGCTTAGGTGCCACAAGCAACGAACGCTCAGGTCGGGCTATCCTGGCAAGAGAGAAACAAGGCGATACAGGTACTTATCACTATGTTGATAATTTATCCCGTGCTATTCGCCATGTAACTCGACAACTAGTCGATATGATCCCTAAAATCTATGATACCGAGCGTATTGCAAGGATTGTAGGCTTAGATGGTGAAGTCGATATGGTTAAAATCAATCCAACGCAACCTGAAGCCGTCAAGAAAATCGTTGATGAACAGGGCATGGTCATAGAAAAAGTCTATAACCCTAGCGTTGGTACATACGATGTAGTGGTTACTACTGGCCCAAGCTACATGACTAAACGTCAAGAGTCATTAGATGCAATGAGCCAACTGTTGCAGGGCAACCCGCAACTTTGGTCGGTAGCTGGCGATCTGTTTGTTAAGAATATGGATTGGCCTGGCGCGCAAGAAATGGCAAAACGTTTTGCTAAGACAATTGAACCAAAATTAATGCAAAACGACGATAAACCTCCTGAGTTACAGGCTGCTGAGCAACAGATTCAAGCGATGAGCCAAGAACTCGATCAAGTACATGGGATGCTACAAAATGTTAATAAATCAATGGAAGCTCAAGATCTCCAACGTAAAGAATTTGAAGCCACTATTAAAGCGTTTGATGCAGAAACTAAGAGACTTACTGCCGTTCAAGCGTCTATGACACCTGAACAGATCCAAGATATTGTTATGGGTACGGTGCATGGCATGATTACTAGCGGGGATTTGATTAATGAAATGCCTGGGCGAGAAATGCCCGAAATGAATGAGCCAATGCCTGAACAAATGCAAGGTCAAGTACCACCAGAAATGATGCAAGGGCAAATGGCGCCCCCACAACAACCAATGGCAGTACCACCTGAAGGGATGCAACAATGAAAGGCGCAGATTTTGTAGGCTTATTCTTCTTAGCCCGTGATGTAACGCATAGTGTGCATTTAAATACTAGAAGTTACTCAAAACACAAGGCTTTACAGAAATTTTATGAAAATATCATTGATTTGGCAGATTCATTCGCTGAGGCATACCAAGGGCGATATGGCTTATTAGGGCCAATTAGCTTAATGTCCGCCAAAAAAACATCAAATGTGATTGAATTTTTAGAAAATCAACTTGCTGAAATTGAATCTGTGCGTTACGATGTATGCGATAAAGACGATACACCGTTACAGAATTTAATTGATGGTATTATTGAGTTATATTTAACAACGCTGTATAAGCTACGCTTTTTAGCATAAGGAATAATAATGGAACTTTTAAGACCCTTAGCCGATGCCAATTATCCTGGTGTTACTGCTTCTTACACAGGTACCGCAGGTTCTACAGCTACTTGGGGTGCAGGCCCACAAGGTGTGGTTGTATGGTCAACTACACCAGCATACATTTTAGTGGGTGAAGGTGTTACAGCTACTACTTCTAGCACACCAATACCAGCTTTTACTCCGATTCCGTTTACAGTACCACCAGGCACAGGCGCTCCTTGGCGCGTAAGTGCAATCCGTGTTACTGACGATGGTAATGTGTACTGCAAACCAATTAATATTCGATGAGTTGGGGAGTTGCCCTTCGTAATGGAGTAGCTATCGGTTTAGGTAGCGTTATTACTTTATTTTCAGGCACTCGTGATAGTGGATCATCCGTATCAAACCTTTTAACTGAAGCCAGCGATAATCTTGTACAAGAAGATAATGGGCTTATTTTGTTGGAGTAATTTATGGCGGTTAGCATATCGTTATTTGCGGGGATCGGCGCGCAGTTATTTACTGACGATGGCGTACCATTGTCGGGTGGATTAATTTATAGTTATGCGGCAGGAACAAGTACACCTAAAGTAACTTACACAAGTAGTACAGGTAATACCGCACATCCTAACCCAATTGTTTTAAATTCTGCTGGGCGAGTGCCAGGCGGTGAAATTTGGCTAGATGCAGGGTCATATAAATTTATACTAGCTACATCTACTAACGTAACTATAGCAACATACGATAATGTTTTTGGTGTAGGTAATTCTAATTTAGTTGCTAATTTTACAGGAACAGGCTCGCAAATTACGTTTACGTTACTTTTTGCTCCTATAGACGAAAATAGCACTCAAGTTTATATTAACGGTGTTTATCAGAATAAAAATACGTATTCGTTAGCAACTACATCAATTACTTTTTCTGAAGCGCCCCCCATAACGTCTAAAATTGAAGTAATGTATAACTTATAGGAAATACTATGGCTGACTCAAAAATTAGTGCTTTACCAGCGTCAACAACCCCACTTGCAGGTACAGAAGTATTACCTATTGTTCAATCTAGCACTACCAAACAAGTATCGGTTGCTAATTTAACTGCGGGGCGTTCAGTTGCTACTGGTGCATTAACAGTAACAGGTGCAATTAGCGCAACCACAACGATTACGTCTACAGGTGCTGGGTCAATCCAAGGACTCACCGTAGGCCGAGGTGCTGGTGCTGTAGCTAGTAACACGGTGCTTGGCTCTAATGCCTTGGCTGCTAATAGCACTGGTGGGGAAGTTACCGCTATTGGTAAAAACGCTTTGGCTGCAAATACAGTCAATTATTCAACTGCCGTCGGTGCTAATGCCTTGACTGCCAACACATCTGGTGCTGCAAATGCGGCTTTTGGTGCATATGCCTTATCAACAAACTTAACTGGTGAAGGCAATTGTGCTTTTGGTGCATTAGGATTTGGA